AAGGGCAGATACCGCTTAAATATGCAAGTGGTATAGCAGCTTTATTGAGATTAAACGGTGGCGGCAGTCCAGGCGGCGGACCAGGTGCAGGTAGTGTGGATATAAGCCAATGGCCTATCATTAATTTTGATAAAGAAGGCCCAATAAGAAGAAACCCTGATACTGGATTTTTAATGCGGGACGCTACTATTCCTTATGTTAATAAAGATGGCCAATTAGTTCAGGCTATTGGCGATGAAGAAATGGGATACCAATATCAATATCACGATACCTTCGTACAACCTGAATTGCAAGACGGAAGCCAAGGAGATGGAAGTCAGGAAAATGGCGGCTTTTGGAATGGAGTCTTTAATTTATTAACTGATGAGTCTTCAATAACACCTGGATTAACTGGTGGCAGTATAAATCAGCAATATAATAGTTATCTTAATGATAAAGCAGGCAATATAATAGAAAAAGCTATTATTGACGCTTATAAAACATCTTTTAATATGTCAGAAGAAGAATTATTAAGAAATTTAAAAGCTAATAGAAATAATGAACAATTTGTAAATCAGTTTGAAACTACTAACAATATTGCTATAGATGATGTAATAGATTATTTAAACGGGGTGAATTAAATGGCTAAAGCTGTACCTTTTCCTGGAATGGAAAAAGAAAACAACAATAAAATAAATGTAAAAGCTATACCTTTTCCTGATATGCAGATGAATACAGAACAAAATATCAGCCAGCCAGTTAATCAACCTCAGCCGCAGTATAATGACGGCAACATATTTACTGATACTGCCAAAGATTTCGCAGGAGGATCAGCTAGATTATTTGGTAATATAGCAAATGGTGCTAGATGGCTGGGTAAATTCGTTTATTCAGCTGCAGCACAACCTCAAAATGCTTTTGCAGAATTAACAGGTAATGAACAAATGAAAGTTGACAGCAGCGACGCTTTTAAGATACCAGGGTTTAATCTTATAGAAGAAGAGTTAGACAGCTATTCTGACGCTTCTAATCAAGCTGCAGAAACCATTTTTGATAGCAAGAGTATGGAAAGTAAGCAGTTGGGTAATAATATGATAGAAAGTCTAAAAGAAGGCAGATTTATGGACTTTGGCAAGCAGCTAGTTAGCGTAACAGCACAGACTGCTCCTAATATATTACTTGCTATGATGGGCGGTTTTGCAGGTACAGCAGCACAGGGTTTAGGTGCTACAAGCACAGCAGGTAGTATGTTAGGTACTTCTAATGTACTATCGCAAGCCCTACCCAAAGCAGTTATTGGATTATCAGCTGTTGGTGGCGAATATAGAGAAACAGAAGGTGATCCTGAACTATCAGACCAACAAGAGTTACTATCAGCAGGTGTAAAAGGTACTTCCGAAGTGATTTGGGAAAGTTTAGTAACACTCCCTATGATAGATGATATTGTGAGAACTAATAAAATAGCTGGCGACCAAATGCAAAAAGGTATAGAATGGGGTCTTGCAAACTGGCTTAAATCAGGTGCTAAAGGTGGTTTGAGTGAAGCTGGCGAGGAAATGGGTACAGAGGCAACAAACTATATTTCTGATGTAATAATTAAAGGAAAACAATTTAATGCAGACGAATTCACTTCTTTAGTTGCTAACGCTGGATTAGGTGCTATTGCTACAGGTGCTATTCTTTCTTCCGTAGGAGATTATAGACAAAACAATGCTCAAAATTTAAGATATGACATTAATCAAATAATCAAAGCGGAAAGAATGATGGAAGATTTAAAAAGAGAAGCACGCTATGAAAGAAATCAAAAAGAACAAAGAAGGATAGAAAAAATTAGCAGACAGCTTAACCAAAAAAAGACTGAAATGCAGCAACAAGAAGAAATGGAAAGGCAAAGACAACAAAGTGGAGAAGCTACCCAAAATGCTTTCCAAGGTTTTCAGGGAACAATGGCTGAACAAAAAGCTGCAGCAGTTGCTAAACAAAGAATTTTAGAAAACTTAATCAATAACCAGCAAGATTTAAACACTTTTACAGTTAATATAGATAACAATAATTATGCTATTGTAAGAAATACGAATGATAATATTTTAGTTGATGTATTCCAGGGCAACCAGCGACAAGGTACTATGACTGCTGAAAGTATGGAAGAATTGTTTACCGTACTTGCTAACAACGGATATGATCTATCAACTGTTACTCCATTTGAAACAGCAACAAGAGAACAGGTGCAGCAGGCAGAAATAGCTGAAAATCAGCAACAGGCAGCACAGAATTTACTTAGCAGCCGTCAGAAAATGATTAATGATATAGTAGGAAGAATTAATCAGTATGGCGGCCAGGTAGATTTAAGTCAATATGATATGCCTACAGCTGCAGATGATGTAGATACCGTTCGACAAAAATCGCTAAATGTTTTATCAGATTTAAGAAAGCAGTTAGTAGAAGCTAGACAAAATTATACACCACAGCCACAGCAACAGGAAAATGTCGCTCAAATTCCAATTGAACAGCAAAATAATGCGGATAATACTATAGAACAGGAAAATCAAACTGATGAAGGACTAAATACACAGCCAAATATAGCAGCAGAGGAAACAAGCCAATATATACAGCAGAGTAATGAGCGAATAGAAAACTTTAGAGAAATAGCTTCACAGGAGAACACTCCCGGTATTCCAGAAGAATTACAATCTTATGTAATTCATAATGGTGCTAAATTTGATGTTATAGATACGAACGGCAATACCTGGACTTATCAAAGAATAGACGACGCTATCAATGAAGCCAGAAAAACTAGAGCAGCCATTGAAGGACAACCTATTCAAGAAGGTCAACAACAACAAGAAGGTATTGTTGAAGATGAGGGTCAACAGGAAAAAATTATTAAAGGAATTAGATATGATAGCAATAATAGAGCTAAAGTAATAGGTTTTGCAGACTCGATTCGTGGGGTTTATATTCAAACTATGAAAGAAAACTCCGAAGAAGTAGCAAGCCAATATCAAGATTGGGGAGAAAATCAGCATAATATAAATATTAATCCTAAAAAACCTTTAATTGTAGATAGATATAGCAGAGAAAATGGTGGAATACCAGGTAGAGGAACTCCAGCGGGGATACAAGCGGCTAGAATTTTGCTTGATGAAAAAAATTGGAGAAAAATTTGGAATATGAACAGTTTTGAATTAGATAATTATTTATCCGAAAATTATCCAGAAGTAAGCCAGGAGATAAAAAACAACCCAGATATGTCAATACAACCTTTAGAAATATTAGGGGCTTATTTAGCAAGACAAGAAGGGTATGACTCTATAATTACCAGTGATGAAAATATATCTGATCCTTCAGAAGCATTAATATTAGACTCGAGCATAATTGAAGATACCAAGCAAGCAGAAGGTAAAGAGTCGGAAACAGCGACACCAAATAATACTGAAATTAAAACTAAATTTGCTGTAATGAACGCTGATGATATACAGGCTTCTCACGATACTAGCTTAAATGTTAATGAGAACTTCCCACAGGAATTGCAACCACGAGATAGAGGTAAAGCAGCCACACAGGAACAGATTATAAACATAGTAAATAATCTTAATCCTAAAAAGTTGGGCGATTCTTATTCTACAGCTACAGGATCACCGATATTAGGACCAGATGGATATGTAGAGGTTGGTAACGGTAGAACAATAGCCTTAAAAACTTTATATGAACAAAATCATAAAAATGCTGAAACTTATAAACAATGGCTTAGAGATAATGCTGAACAATTTGGATTAACACCTGAACAGATAGATAGTGTAGAAAACCCTGTATTAGTCAGAATAAGAACTTCTGATGTAGAAGATAGGGTAAGATTTGTGCAAGACGCTAACGCTAGAGAAAGTGCCAGTATGTCTGCAAGTGAGCAGGCTATGGTGGACGCTGACAGAATAACACAGGACTTATTAAATAAATTTGTACCCCACGATGATGGATTAATAAATATTGCAGCTAATAAACCTTTTATTAATCAATTTATGGATCAGGTAGTTGGTAAAGGAGAAAAAAGTGAATTTTTAGATAGTAAAGGATATTTAAATCAAGCCGGTATCAGAAAAGTTAAAAATGCTATATTTGCAGCAGCTTATGATGATATTAATATCCTGGCAGAAATTTCAGAGTCAACTTCCAGCAATCTAAAAAATATTACTGGTGCTATGATGGAAGCTGCACCAAGAATGGTAAATGTTAAAGATCAGATTAACAGAGGAATACTTCCTGATTTAGATATAAGTCAGGATTTAGTAGAAGCTGTTAAATTATATAAAACTATTAAAAATTCAGGAAAATCATTTGATAATTATTTTCAACAGCAAAATTTATTTGGTGAAGATAATTATACTCCTATCCAGGAACAGCTTGTAAGAATGTTTGAAGATAACAAACGCAGTCGTAAAGCATTAAGAGAAATATTGGTTGATTATACTTATAGAATTGAGAACGCTGGTCGAGCTGATATGGAATCTATGTTTGATGTTGAACAGGCCAATAAAGAAGATTTATTAAGGCAGTCAGTAGAAGCGGTAGTAGGTAAAAATGATGTAGGTCAGGATAAATTATTCGGTAAAGAGCCTAAAAATATTAATATTAACGGCAAAAATGTTAAAATGAGCAACAATGCTACAGACTTTAGTCAGAAGAATAAGTATGCTAGATCAGAATTTACTCTTAATGACAAAAAAATAGAAATGCCTGAACTCTTAGATATAATTCTAGCCTTATCAGAAGGCAAATATCCAGGTATTATTAAAAGTTTACGGAATACAGGTACATTAGGCTATTATGCCCCTAAAGAAGGACAAATAGGGCTTAATCCTGATATATTTGTGGGTGAAACTATTGTAAGAGAAAGAGTACCTGTTAAACAATTCGACAGGAGATTTCAGGAAATACAGACTACAATAGCGAATGATCCTGATATTGGCGAAGTAGAATACAGGACAAGTTTTTCTAAAAATTATGTTGAGATAAGAGTTATTAGAGTCGATCCAGAATATGCTGCACAGACAATATCTCACGAATTAGGACACTTAATAGACTTTATACCCCGTGATGATTTTGATGATGGCAGCTTAATGGACCAAATGAGTATTATCTACAAAGGCCAGAAAGATGAAGTCCTGGACGCTATTAGAGATAGTAATAACTTAGGACCACGAATTAAAACTGAACTAAAAAGATTATCTATGAAGTGGAAACCTTTTGATCCGAGTGATAATCAAGAATTTACAAAATATCGTTTTAGCCCAGAGGAACTTTACGCTGACGCTATGAGTGTGTTCTTCTTAGACCTTGATATGCTGCAGCAGGAAGCACCATTATTTAGCCAGTTTATCCAGAAAAGTATATCTAAAAAGCCAGCAGTAAAAAAATCATATAATACTGTAAGGCACTTAATGGAAAATAGATCTGAAATGATAAACAAAACCTTTGACAATTTACAAGAAGGTATGGTTGACGGTGTAGAACAGACTAAAAAGAAGATACAGCGTAGAGAACGGGGAGTAAAAAGTGGTTTTGATTGGCTAATAGAAAGTTTTATTGATAAAAATTCAGCCCTCTACAAATATTTTAGGGGAGAATACAGCGATACTGGAGAAAAAGGAAAGTTATCCAGGGAAGCAAGAAATAAAATGGAGGAAATAGCTTATATGTCCTCCGAGGTAGAAGATTACCTCTACAATATAGGCCAGATAGTAGAAGGATTATCAAATTATGATATAGACTTCTTAGATTTTAACTCTTTCTTATTTAATAAAAGAGTTTTGGGCGACAGAAGAAAATATGCTAACCCACTTTTTGTTAATACAGTTAGAGCAGAAGAAATGCAGCAGGCTTTATTAGATAAATACGGGGAAGAAAAATACCAAAAAATAGTTAACGCTGCAGAAAAATATTATCAATTAAGACAAGAAAGAATTATACCTATAATGGAAAAATCTAATATGTTTACAGAAGCAGCTATGGAAAAAGTTAAAAATAATAAAGAGTATGTAACTTTTGAGGTAGTAGATTATATTAATACTGAATTTGGCGAAGGTACTGGCGATATAATTATGCGGCAATATGGTACAGGTAGGAAAATAAGTAATCCACTTGTTGCCACAATGCTTAAAGATATGAGTATAATCAGTTCTATCCGTATTAACGAGTCTAAGGTGGCTGCAGTAAAAGCATTAAAGAAAATAGCCCCAGAGTCAATAAGACAAGCACCAACAAAAGAAATATACGGTAAGATAATACCTAAAGACTCTACAGACGCTGATGAAGGATTAATAACTTTTACAGTTAACGGCAAATTAGACGGATATTTAGTTGAAAAAGATATAGCTGACCTATACGAATATACTCCACACAAGGCTAATGCAGCTACAAATACTATTTTATCAATAGTCCAGGGTATGAAGTCGATAATGGTATCTCACAACCCAGGTTGGATGATTTTTAACATTCCACGAGATTTCTTTGCTACAGTTATGAATAACCCCGAAATTGGTATAAAAGATATTCCAGCATTAGCCCACGAGTACAAGAAGGCTTTTTCAGAAGCCTGGAATAATGTAAGGCACAATAAGAGATCAGAAGATATTTCATATATGAGAAGAAATAGAATGTTAACCATAGACAGAATGTATAGACCTTCTGACAGTTATATGGAAGATGATACTCAACAGTTATTAACTGAAATCTTTGATTATAACGAACAAAGCGGGGAAGAACACAGCAGATTACAAAAATTAATACCCGATAAAGTCCGTAGTGCTTGGGAAGGATTAGACAACTTCGGTCAGGTGTCAGAAATGACAGGCCAGATTGCTGGATATAGAATGTTAAAGAATATAACTAATTTATCAGAAGGAGATTTAGCACACAGAGTAAGAACAAGAGTCGGTACTCCTGATTTCAAGCAGCGTGGTGCTTTTCATTCTCTTACTAATAACTTGTTTATATTCTCAACAATTAGAAAATCAGGTTGGACTGCTGCAGCTGAAAGTTTTAGGCAAAATCCAGGCACATTCTTATTTAAAGTTGCACTATTAAGTCTGCTGCCTAAATTACTGCAGCTTGGTGCAGAAGAAGCTGACGAATTATTCCCAAATAGTGAATTTGCTAAAACAATAGCTGAAACAATGGAAGGCGTCAGCGAATATAAGAAAGAAACTTATTTAGTAGTTCCTGTATGGAAAGCAAACGGCAAAGCAATAACTATACAACTGCCACAGGATTTTATCGGGCAGGCTGTAACTTCATTAGTTTATAATGCAGCCCGTGGAGAATGGGGAGATGTTGCAGGTACAGCCTGGACTGAATTACCGTGGAATACAAGTAATCTTAACCCGTTATTGCAGGCCGCAGCTGATGTTCAAAGGTTAACATCTGGAGAGAATATTTACGATACCTGGCGGGGAAGAAATGTAATTTCAGAGGAAGCTATGCTAACAGGTAATGTCGGTCAGAAACTTAAAGAATTTGGATTATATGAGTTCTTTAACTTAGGAGGTAGTGCAATAGTTAATCCTTCTATTGCTTATGCTGACGGCACTTTAGAAGCATTAAGTAATATCATACCTTTTAATGCAGTTAAGCGGCTAATAAGTGTGTCAGAGTCTGGATATTATGAAGATGTAACAAAAGTGTACCAGGATCAGAAAAAATATACTCAAATGGTCGCTAATTATAATAATTCAAGGAGATATGGCGAAGATTTAAGGTACTCACGAAAAGAAATAATGGAAGCTAAAAGGAATTTATCACAACTAAATAAGCTGATTAGGCACTTCGCTAATATCAACAGGCAAATTAAGTACGCTCAAAGCCAGGGTAAAAAAGAAACAGTAGATAAACTAGAAAGACAAAAAATTAATTTGGCTCGTAGATATAATGGCAAAGAGCCGCTTAGTGATTAGGAGTGATGTTAATGACAGAAAAGCAGGATTGTCCTTATAAAGAAAAAATAGAACAACACGAAAAAGAAATAGACAGACTAAAACACGGTGATTGGTATGATAATAAGCAGCTGTTTGAAACAATGATGGCTAAATTCGAAGAAGTCAGCATTAAAATGGACAAAATGAATAAGAATATGGTTAAATATAACGGCTTAATCGAAAAAAGACAGGAAGATAGAAGATTAATGGAAAATAATAAAGAAAGAATAAATAAAATGGAAACAGCTGCTGAAACAAAAGACCAAACTAATAAGTCTTGGAAGGATAATATCCATTGGGTTATATATATTCTGATCTTCTTAGGTGGTGTAGCGACTAGATTTTTACCAGGAGGTTAATTATGAATAATTTTCAGCTAACAAAAAATTTCAATTTGCAGGAATTTGAATGTACTCACCCAGACCACAGGCACACCAGAGTTGACGAAGAATTGGTAGAAAAGTTGCAGCAGCTGCGGGATAAATTAGATGTACCTTTAGTTATCAATTCTGCTTATCGCTGTCCTGAAAGAAATAAGCAGGTTGATGGAGCAAAAAATAGCCAACATCTTTATGGCAAAGCAGTAGATATTAGTTTGCACACAATTCCTCTACAGATTGAAGAAATCAAGCGTATAGCAAAGCAAATAGGTTTTAGGGGTATTGGACTATATAATACTTTTATCCACTTAGATGTACGGCATAGGCCAGCAGAGTGGGATAATAGAAGATGAAGTTAATTAAAGACTGGCTAAACTTGTTTATGGATAATGATTTTCAGCAAGACTTAGTGTTTTTGCTAATCGTTTTTATAGGCAAAATAACAGGCGTATTTGATGAGAATACATTTACTACTTTAGCGGTAGTAATAATAGGTGGTGATGCCGTAAAAAAGTTAGGAGCAAAGAAATGAGCCTATCTATCAGCAGAGATTTAAGCAATTTGACACCAGAGCAGCCTACAGTTGATGAAAATATAGCGAAAGCAAATAGAATACTTAAAGATTATGCAGATAGTTTAGATCGTGAGAAATTGCCTATGTGGCTAACTCAATTAATAATAAGAGTATTTACGAAAGGAGATGAAGGCTTTATGAATGAAGCTGTTTTAGTTTTTTTAAAAACCGTGATGGAGGAAACAACTTTAGATGATGTAGTTTACAAAAAGGCTGCTGACGCTATGAAAGAAACCATACCTGGCACACAGTATGAGCCTATTATCGGCGAAATTATGGTCGGGTTAGGCACAGAGCTTAAAAAGTCAGAAGAAGTTAAATAGGCATAAAAAAAGCCCTACACTTAAAAAATGTGGGGCTTTCTATTTGCAATTGATATTTAAAAGTAGTATAATGATTTTAACATAATAATATATTTGTACCGAATACATTTTCGGTGGGGTGAAGCTGGTATCTTTGCCCCTTAAAATTGAGAAAAATAAAAATTACATATAGAAAAAGAAAATCCGCTCAGCACTGTAAATGCTAGCGGGTTGACTGCTACTTCCCTAACCAAGTAACAGATTTTTTGTTAAGTTAATTATACCAAATAGGTACTAACTTAGCAAGTGAATTACATAAAATCTGTAAGAAATTTAAGGACTTGTCGGGGAACTGGCAGGTCCTTTTTGCATTTGTGCTAAAAAGGTTAGTGGTTAAGGAATAACACTATTATAAAAAACTGGTAGGCTGGTCGTCCTATCTTTGAAAACAGACTATCCGATAATAAAACCGTCCCAGGGATTGTAATTTCAGCAATCTATTGTGTAGCACTCTTGTAGTGTGGGCACTGGAATATGGCGGACACCCCTTTCCTGTTACCGTTAGGTAGGGTGTTGGTGTGAATAGGTGAAACTCCTATAGGGTGTTAAGGCAGAAGCGGAGCCCTCAGAGCACTTGCCGTATGGCACTATGTCGATACCTCGTGCTGAGGTTAATTAGTACAAAGACATAGAACACTTCTTAAGCACAAGGGGTGTTCTATGCCAACTTTTCCTGAACTAAGATTAATTAGTATTAAAGTTCTTTATAATAAGGATAACTAGATAACTTTTACACTTTTAATGAAAGGAGAATAGAAAATGAAAGTTACAATTTACTTGTATGCTAATAAACGCATATATACTGCTGTTTTAGTCGCTGATAATAAAAAACAAAGTATTAAAAAAATAGGGCAAAAAAATAAAGGTGAAAGTATAATGCAAAACTACATTATAGCGGCTTTAAAAGCATTAAGAACATTAAAATTTCCTGTTGATATACACATAATTAGTCCTAGAAATTCTTTTAAAATGTTACCTGGCATTGAAGAAAAAATACCTAAACAAGATTTTGTAGAAGAAAACTTAGAAAAATGGATAGAAATAAGTGATCTAATTAAAAAACATAAAAGTTATAAAGCCAACAAACATAATGACAATAAAAATTTAAAAAGTAAATGGCATTATTATAGAAAGTCTATGGTTACTTCTAAAGATAATCCAAATATAGATAAAATGGATAGTTTATTTTAAAACACTAATGAAAATTTAAAGGAATTTAAGAAGATATGTATAAAAAGTTAACTGTTTTCTGCAAAAAGTAATATTTTTTCCTAAAAAACCCTTGACAACCACCAAAAAGTATATTAAAATGTATTTAACAAGTTCACAAAAACGAAATTAATTATATTAATTGGAGGTGAAATTACACTTTTATGGGAACAAATTATAAATTAAAAGGTAAAATAGTAGAAGCAGGATTAACAGAAGGAAAAACAGCAGAAATGATAGGAATTGATTATAAAACTATGTCTAACAAGATTAACGGTAAGACTGATTTTAAGCAGTCTGAAATTAATCAAATCTTATCTATCCTCAACGAGCGTGGAGTAACCTGCTCATATGAAGATATTTTTTAATGCCTATTGATTTTGTATTAGTAGATTAAGGAGGTGTAATTATGCCTAAAGTTTTAACTCGCAAAATTATTAGAAACAGGATTAGAAACAAGTATAGTAATAAGGCGGTTAATTCTGTATTTCAACATTATCAGCAGGAAGGTGCCAGAGGTAAAAATTATGCTGATAGGAATATAGAAAAAGTAAAGAAACTTTAAGGAGGAATAATGAATACTAAAAAAATAATAGTTAAATGTAATTATTGTGGAGAAAGTTTTAAAACTGATTGGGTAGTTGGGAGTATGGTTGATTGGCAGTGTGAAAATTGTGGAAAAAAATTAGGTATGAACAATGCTAAAATAATTGAGGAGGAATAAGATGTCAGAAACAGCTAAAAAGGAAGTTCAAGAGGAAGAAGAACAGGAAAGATTTGTTGTAGATGATGATGATAAGGCTTGTTGGGCTTTGCAGAAGATTAAGGAATTAGAGGATCAGGTGGAAGAAAAGGAAGCACTTGCACAAAGACAAATAGACCAGGTTAACAATTGGCTGGAGAATGAAACTTCTTCATTAGAAAAGAAAATCAATAACTTTAAGACAATGTTATTTGAGTATGCTCAACAGTTAAGAGAAGAAGATCCTACAATGAAAACTCATTCATTACCATTCGGTAAGCTGCAGTTTAGAAAAAGAAGGCCAAAATGGCAGTATGAAGATGAATTACTAGATACCGTCAAAGACAGAATACCTGACGCTGTAAGAGTAAAGGAAGATGTTGACAAGCGGACACTCAAGAAAATTGTTAAAGATAGTGGGCAGTATAAAATTTTAGATGATGGTAGAGTTGTAGATACTGAAACTGGCGAATTTGTGGAAGGTTTAAAAGTAGTGGACCGAGGGGAAAGTTTTAAGGTTAAAACAGTATAGGAGGTCCAGATGATAAAAAAGTTTAATAAAGCGTGGGCTGAAAATGAAAAAAGACTGGAAAATAAAATTGTTGAAATATTAGAAGAACAAGACGACTGGTTTACCCCTTTTGAATACAAAGATTTATTGGAATTAGTTATTGATGAAGTTATTAATCCATATTTAGATTATGAAAATTTAAAACTTATTCAGACAATTAATACTGGAGGTTATCAAGGAACACACATATATATAATAAGTCAGGGTGGTTTTTGGTATGAGCCAGATAATTTAATAAGGACTTATGTTTGGTATGGCAGTTGTTCAGTTTGCGACGCTTTATTAGGTGCAAATGGTGTAGATGATTATAAGCAATTGTGTTTACACTTGCTACAACATATGGAGTATATGGATTATAAAAGACAGTCTAAGGAGGTTAATTAATGGCAAATGATGTTGTGAATGTTGCTGATAAATCAAAAGAATTAGTACAAAAAGGAGAAAGTGAAGGATTATGGCCGCAGAAATTATCCAGTCAGGATAAGCAACAGTTAGCTTATATTGCAGCACAATATGGATTAGACCCTTTTTTTGGGGACTTAACAGTTTTAGGAAGTAATGCTTATGTAACAAGCAGCGGATTAAAGAGAAATGCACACGAAAGTGATGATCCACCAGTTAGTATTCAGCTGGAAGCAGTTAATATGGATTATAACAAAAGACACTTTGAGTACAAAGCCTTGTTGTGGAAGGAAAGTTCACCAGATAACAGACCGTACATAGAGTACGGGGAAGCAAGTCCGCAGGATTGTAATCGTATGATTAGCGGTAGCGATAAAGACCTCAAAGCTATGGCTAGAACAAGAGCAACTAACAGGGTAATTAGATTAGCCTACAATATATCTATTACATCAGCAGAAGAAATATCAGGGTATGATCCAGATACACAGGAAATCAAAGATATACCCGAAGAAGATGTAATTATTGATAATTCTAGGGGTAGTGGTAAGCCTAAAGGTACAAACAGCAAGGTGAACTCTGAAAATCCTGAAAAAACGGTACTATGGTTTGGTAAATTTGAAGGAAAGAAACTTGAAGAAGTTAATACAGGTTATCTGAAATGGTTAGTTGATAATGCGAAACAAGATGATTTAAAACAGGCAGCTAAACTGACAATGGAACGCTATCAAATGACTAAGAAGAAGAAAAAAGCAAAAAAAGATAAACCTAAGAAGAAAGAAAAAAGAGAAATTACTGAAAGAGAAGCTGAAATTAAAGAGTTAATTGGGGACGATCAGAAAAAGAAAAATATGTTGTTTAATTTATTATCCAGTTTTAATGCAAAAAGTATTAATTCTTTAGACGAAGAAGAATACTTGATACTTAGAAATTCATTGAGAGATAAGGACGCTGGACCAACAGAGGAAGATTTAAAAGCATATGATGATATGAGTATGGAAGAAGTTTATGAAGACTTTGAGAAAACTTTAGAGGAGGAAGATAATGAGTAAATATCAAATTGTAAAAGTTAATGATGAAGGCGAAAAGAAAGTTTTGAAAGACGATATTAGAAATATTGTGTATATAGCAGAAAGAAAAGAAAATAATGAGTTAGATTTTGGTTATACTGCCGATAAATTAAAAACTGAGAAAATGGCATTTATGAAATTTATTTTTGATAGAGAAATGACTAAACTTTTAGATAGTAATTATAGGAATATAGATAATAAGCGTTCTTCAAATCCTAGCGAAAATATAAAAAGGTTACTTGATATGATTTAAACTCATAAATATAAAGATGAAGTAATATTTGAATATATTTGAGTGTTGCTTCATCTTCAAGGAGGTAAAAATGGATAAGAATTTACAGAAAATTTTTGATAAGCTGCTAAATAAAAATGTTGAAATGCTGGCGACTGATGAAATCACAGGAAAAAGTGCTGATGATGTGATTGCTATTTTAGAGGAATATGACGAGTATATAAACTCAATGGAACAGCCAAATGACGATTATCAGAGGAAGTGGAACAGGTGAGTAAAGAAAAAATATGCGAATGTGGAACAGTTATTAAAGAAGGTCGGGCTGGTAAGTGTAGAAAATGTTATGAAAGAGAATTAACTTATAGTGATGAAAAGGCACAAAAATATTGGGAAGTTATGGCTGGTGATAAATAATAAATCAAATAAATGAAAATCAAATTTTATATAAAAGAAAAAAATAGATAAAATATAATAAACGTTTGACAATACAATTTAATGTGTTATAATTTTATATATGAGGAGGTGATTAAATGGTTTTTTATAATTTAGAAAAGGTTGCAAATTTGTTAGATATCCACGTTGACACAATCAGAAGATATGTTAGAGAAGGTAAATTACAGGCTTATAAAATAGGTAAAGGATATCGTGTTAAGAAAGAAGATTTTGAAAAATTTTTAGAAGAAAGAAAACAATAAAAAATTTTAGAGGAGGGCCAAATGGAAAAAGATAAGCCTAATTATTATGCTATTATTACGGCAGAAGTTAGATATGATAACAATTTAACAGATAGTGAAAAACTTTTATATGGAGAAATTACAGCATTAGCTAATCAACAAGGATATTGTTGGTCATCTAATAAATATTTTGCTAAATTATATAATGTAACTAAAGGTACTATATCAAAAAGAATAAGCAAACTTGTTGATGAAGGTTATCTAAAAAGAAAAGTTAAACGTGATGAAAATGGCAAGATTATAAAACGATACCTATATCCTTTAAACACTATAGGGTATAGTGAAAAAAAAGTAGAGGGTATGGTGAAAAAAAGTAGGGGGTATGGTGAAAAAAAAGTAGAGGGTATGGTGAATAAGAACCAAGATAATACTACAAGTAATAATACTACAAGTAATAATACTACAAGTAATAATAAAGATATAGTCGAGAAAGAAAAAATTCCTTTCTCTGACATTGTGGATTATCTTAACCAGCGAATTGGAACTAAATATAGACCGAGTTCAAAAAAGACAAGAAGACTAATTAAAGCTAGATGGAATGAAGGCTTTAGATTAGATGACTTCAAAACTGTAATTGATAAAAAAGCAGTTGAATGGATTGGCGATAAACAAATGGAAAAGTATTTAAGACCACCAACATTATTTGGTACTAAATTTGAAAGTTATCTTAATCAGATCAGCGTTAAGAGCCGAGGGGAAAGTAAAGCACAAAGACTACAGGAACTTTACGGGGAGTTAGAAGATGGAGAAGAAACAGACTTTTAAGGTATTAACTTTAATCAGTAGCATTTATCAAAAGAAGTTTGAATTTGGCGAAAATAAAGATGATGATAAGTTAACCGTCAATGCCTGGCACCGCTATTTGAGCAGTTATAACTATGAAATAGTGCAGTCAGTAGTGGATAAACTTATTCTTAATAAGCCTACCTGGCCGCCGACAGCTGGAGAAGTGGTCCAGGAAATAGAGAAATTGAAAGCAGGTGATAAATTACTTCCAGGGGAAGCCTGGGATAAGGTGTTAAGAGCAATAAGAGTACACGGGGCATTATACGGTACTGAAAAGGCTATGAATAGTTTAGATAAGAGAACAAAGTTAGCAGTCAGAGGGGTTGGAGGATTGACAGCTATAGCAAAAGCTGATGATAAAAAACTATCTTATATGAAGAATGATTTTAAGAAAGAATATGCAGCTATAACTGATAAGGAAATTAACGAAAATTATTTGCCCGTAGGATTAAAAAAGAAGTTTAAGCAGCTAAGAAATAGTTATAGTAATTTAATTGAAGGAGGACAAAATGGGAAAAAGAATTGAATTTTCAGAGTCTGATCTAGCGTATTTAGTTAATGCTATTGATATTTCAAATATTAGTTATGAAGAATTAGGCAAGGAATTTGGCTGCAGCAGGACAACAATTTGGCGTAGATATAAGGAGGCTAAAGCTGATCTACCTGATACCGAATTAGCCAGGTTAAGTGACGAAAGAAAGAAAAGATACAGGCAACGGGAAAATGCTTTTATTAAGCATAGTTTGAGGAAAAAGCCAGAGGTGGTTATTAATCCTACAAAAGAAGATAAACAAAAATTTGAAGAAGAATACAAATCTAAATACCCACAAGTTGATGAAGAAGAAGTCGAAGAAGGGTTCTTTGAGAAAGTTAAGAGTTGGTTTAAATACATACTAACTGGAGGGGATAGCGGTTTATGGTAAATGAGCCAGAAAAACTAGTAATTGAAGGAGAATTTCCAGGATTAAATAAAATAATTGACGCTGCCAAATCACATTATCAGGCTTATAGAAGAATGAAACAAGATAACACTAATGCTGTAGCGTGGCCTGCTAAGAAGTTGCCAGTTTATGAAGCAGTAGAGTTAGAAGTTACCTGGTACTGCAAGAATAGAAGGCGTGATCCTGACAACATAGCTGCAGCAATTAAGTTTATCTTTGATGGATTAGTAGAAGCTGGCCGTTTGAAAAATGACGGCTGGAAAGAGAATAAAGGCTGGACTAACAAATTCAAAGTGGATAAAGAAAACCCAAGAGTGGAAATAGTTATTAAGGAGGTTGGCTAATGAGTTATAAAATATGTGAGATTACAGGGTGCGACAATCATATACCAGGTAATTGTGATAATAAATATTGTTTATACCATAAATCGTTACTTAATCGCCCCTGTGCTTACTATTTTCATAAGGACTTAGGAGTCGGAATTGTCGAATGGTGTTATAAGCATAACAAAAGGTATGATAATTTACCGTGTGATTACTGTCCTGATAAAACAGATCCGCTGGAAGCATTGGAGGAAGTGGTGAAAATACAGAAAGAAAAAAGGAGGTTAAAATGAGAGATTATGCTTTTCCAGATGAGAGAAGGATTAACATAATCTTGCTTATATACGCTGTCCTAGAGGAAGTAACAATTGATGAAGCATTTGAATTTCTGCAGCACGATCACAAAGTAGCAAGTGGTGGCCGCAGAAAACCTTTCACTAATAGTGAAATAGTCAGGCTGCATAATGATTTAGAGTTAACTTTTACAGAGATAGCAAAGCTATATGGTGTTGCTGTATCAACAGTTACTAGAAGGTATCATAAGGAGGTAGAAAATGAGTGAAATTATTGAATGTCCTTATTATAACAGAAGAATTAAACCTTATCCAATTATTAGAAATGAAATTTGTTTTGGCAAGATTTGTCCTGGCTGCGGTCATGAAGTAACAGAAGAAGCTAATAAGGAGGTCCAGAGTGAACAACAAGACAGAAACTGAACTATCAGTATTAGCTGATATTGAGAGGAAGGTTAATTATCTTAGGCACTCTATAGGTGGGGACAGAAAAGAGGATTATGAAAACTTGAAGATGAAAGTTAGTCGGCTGAAAGAACAAATTAAGGGGGAATAAATGAAGTCAGCAAGAGTTATAACTACATTTGAATGTAACAGAAATTGTCCTTACTGTAGCAACAACTATGAAAGTCTTATTAGTCAGGGCAGAGAGGTTGAAAAAATATTAAGTTTAGCAGAAAAATATGACGAGATAATTGTTACTGGCGGAGAGCCAATGCTTTATCCTTATGACACTTTAGAATTAATTGACGGTTTTAAATATGTTAATCCAGAAGTTAAAGTTTATTTATATACAGCTTTATATCACGAAATAATACAGTCAAGCAATTTACTTGATCTTGTAGATGGTATTACTTATACATTACACGAAAATGCTACATTAAAAGATGTTTATGATTTTATAGTTTTTCAAGATGATATTCATTTTTATAGGGATAGAGAAAAAACATTTAGGGCTTTTATAAATAATAAACTTTCAAAATCAGTAGAAATAGATCCGCAAGTTTGGGACAGGGTTAAAGTTAGTGGCACATTATCAGAAGGAGAATGTAATTACCCAGAAGATGATTTAATTATTTATACTGGAGGTTATTTTTATGATACACGCTAAAACAAATAAAGAAACATTAGAGTTAAATTATGAAAAAGGCGGCAAGAAAGTAAAAGCGACAATAGATATTAGTAATATGCAGCCAGGCGAGATATTAGAAGAAGTGAAAAGATTAACAGGGAAGGGGTAAAAATGTCTGAATATCAAAGTCGAGAATATTGTAAAGATACAGAATGTGGTATGCAAAAATTAATTGATAATGACACAGAGTTAGGAAAGTCGTTTGCTAAGAGTTTTTGCAGAAAAGAATGTGAGGCATATAAATTCCACAAATGGCTGCAAGAACATGATTATAAAATAGTGAAAGATAAAATTTTAGAAGAACATCAAGAAATGGATCAGGAGTTTGAAGGCATAGCTGAAATGATAGAATTTAGGCCTGAAAATGCACCGAAAGAAATATTAAATGAACTGTTAGATGATATTAAAGACATAGCAGATACTAATTATGGAAAATGGAGGAATGTATAAAATGTTGAATAGAATTTGTTTAGTTGGCCGGCTGACAAAAGATCCTGAACTTAGATATACAGGAAATGGTACTCCTGTGTGTAATTTTCGGATAGCCTGTGAAAGAAATTATACCAATCGGGACGGCGATAGAGATGTAGATTTCATTAACATAGTTACCTGGCGGGGATTAGCTGAAAACTGTGCCAGGCACTTAGGAAAAGGCCGTCTTGTAGGGGTTGACGGGTCCTTGCAGATAAGAAAATCAGAGAAGGATAATCGCACTTATATTAATCCAGAGGTTAACGCTGATAATGTCAGATTTTTAGATTTTGCAAATAAGGATAAGCAGCCGTCAGTATCAGATCAGCACAAAGAAAGAGTGGAAAAAACTTTAAAAGGAGAAGAACAAGACCAGGAATTTGATGATAACTTTAATGTAGATGATTTTGATGTACCATGGTGAAAAAGGTGATTTAAGTGACGGAAAAAATTGTAGGTAGTAAGATAACAAGAAGTAGATCAGAAAAATTAAATATGAAAAATGACTATATAGCTTTATTAGATGATGTAGAATTAGATTTTAGTTGGAGGCAAGAGCAAATACCAAGGGTAATTAAGATGTGGGGGGGAAGGTTATAGCCTGGAGAAAATCTCAATTGAAATGGAAAGACGAATAGAAGATGTTTTTATTCTTCTATATGATTTATCTTTGAAAGAGAAAATCAAAGCAAGAAAAGGGGGCCTATTCGGGAGTAGGGAGGACGAGTAATGTTCAAAATCAGAGTTACAAATCACGCTCAAAATAGATGGACCGAAAGAGTCGGGAAGTTTTGGAAAAGAAATAAGATAGCGGGTTATATATCGACCCGCTTTCTTCCTAAGTTAAGGCAGGGGATTAAGCCGTATGTTATTAATAGACAATCATTTTATTTATTTTTTACAGGGGAAATCAATGAGAAGTTAGTTTTTTCAGTATTAACACCTGATAGCAGCGGTTTGTGGTCGGGTTGGTCGGTGGTTACGGTTATTACTGATGAACAGATAGACAGTATAACAACTTATTATGATGTATTATACCAGGAGGTTACGGATAATGGAAAAAAGAAAAGTAGTGGACCTGGCAAAGTACAGAAAACTGGCAGAGAGAAGGAAGGAACTCAAGAAAAGAGAAAAAGCGTTGATCCGTTTTATAATGCAGATAGAAAGGGAGGACTAATGGACCTTACAAAAATTAAGGAAGATTTGAGAAAAGATTATCCAGGACTGCCTAATTATATGATTGACAGGATAGCAGAAGAAGCAGCCGCAAAGGTGGAAGCAGAAGATGATTAACGCTGCAGCCCGTTGGTTAGTAATGATATGTTTTATAGTAATGTTTATTGCTGCAGGTGGTAGCAAAGGAGGTAGTTAATATTACACGCTGGAATAACCTGACTAGAGAAGAAGCCAGGCAGAAAGGATTAGAAGGCTTTTGGGAGCTGCACCAAATGGAAAAGAAGGAAGCCAACTCTATTAATGAGAAAATAAAAGAACAGGAGGATAAAGAAAAAGACCAGGATTAAGCCCCTGGTCCTTTCTTTTTGAGTATAGCAGCCACCACCAATAGCCCGCCAGTTATCAATATATAATTAGTTATCGCTGTCATATTGTAAAGCCCTGACTAATTCTTTTGCTGCAGGCTCTTTGATATGGCCTGATACCCACAAATCATTAATAATTCTTTTGGCGTGTTCTATCGCTTCTCTTTCCTTAATACCTGGTAGTTTATAATATTTATTGGTCATTCTGCTGCCTGGGTCCTGGTGGCCGTTCATTATCTTAGACATATGAGATTTGCTAACTCCTATTAATTTTCCCATTTCCTGCTGGTTGAGATTTCTTTCTTCCATATATTCTTTGATTTTTTTTGTGATTTCGTGCATAATTACCTCCAATTTTCTAATTTTTTGCCAGTTTGAACATTAATAATATTAACTTTCCAGCCTACTAATTTTTTGTTTTCTATTTCTTTTGCGATTTCTTCTGCTTTTTTCCTTGTGAACTCTAATTCTTCCAAGTCCCAATCATTCCAAAAGTTCCCCGTCATTATTTCTCTAATGGTTTCCCAATCATAATTGCTTGTGTCATAACTACCAAAATCTATTCTATACATTCTTTTCACCTCCTCATATCGCAAAAAGTTTTTGCTTATCCGTACATTGGGACAGTTAACTCGATTATGAGCGGGCAGTTTTGAGTGATACCCAGCACTTGTTAGTTATTTAATTTCTTTTTCTAATTCCCGCAACCAATATGGATAATCTTCGTTTGCAAAGTGGATAGTGTCATAAAATTCTTTTGTTCTTTCAAGAGTCCTTTTTGATATTTCATAAGGTCTTAAATTGTAGTCAACATTTTCAACATTAACTTGCTTGTATTCTTCATACTTTGGATAATAATTATATTCTATTTTCCACTTACTAAACATTCCTTCTTCGTTAAGACCGTTAACATAATAGTCGCCAAATCTATTCCCTTGAACAACGATAGTAAATTGTTTCTTTTTCATTATAATTTCCTCCTTTTGGATTGATAGCAGCCAGCGGTTAACTGGCCGCTTAATTATTAATTCTTGTTCTGCTGTTCACTCCTGCTAATAATTTGGATAAGTCGCCACATAATCAGCCCAAACTACAATCAGGTAATACCAAAACCCGCCACCAATAACTGCAGCTAACAAGTATATAATCAGATCTTTAAATTTTCTCATATTCTACCCCCCTCCTGGAATAGATTATCCTGCCGCATAACCTGACCCTCTCCGCAGATCATTCGCTTTCTTTCCGCTTCTGCTTTTGTGGCTGCTTTTGCTAATATCAAACCCTTGCTGTCAACTACGAAATATCGTGGCCTGCAGCGGCCTGTAAACTCGTCAAATAATGGATTCCGCTTCATATTCATAATTACGCTCCTTTGCTGATGTAATATTCAGGCTCTATGCTTTCAGCCTGGACTTGTATTTCCTCCAGGACCTGCAGCACTTCCGCCAGTTCCTCAACACTTCCTGTCCTGCCTAAGTCGTTAATATGCCTGACTAATCTTTCTAATAACATTTGGCTGTAATCTTTCATTATTTCACCCCTTTATATTTGATTTGAGAAAAATTAAAACTTAATGCAGCCTGCCAGTCATCAGGACCTGACAAGCTGGATAAATTCTAATTAGATTATACCTTTTTCTTTGAAGCTAATATATTGACTATCAGCTATAATAATATGATCTACAATATTAATTCCTAATATATCGCCACCTTTGACTAATTTTTTTGTTATGCTGACATCATCGCCGCTCGGCATTGGGTCGCCACTTGGGTGGTTATGACATAAAACTATAGCTGCAGCATTTTGCATTATTGCCCTTTGAAAAACTGTTCTAGGCTCAACTATCGAGGAGGATAATCCACCTTTGTGGACCTCAAAAACCCCAGTTACATTATTCTTGACATCTAATGTCGCCATTGCTAACACTTCCTGAGTTCTGAAATTCATTTCTAGCACTTTGTTGAAGAATTCAGCTGCGACTATTGGGTTTGTGATTTGCTTGTTATTTATTGCCTGATAATCCACCTCTTGCTCCTTAACTAACCTAATATCAAACTTTGTAATTTTCATTATTATTTCCTCCTTGAAATTGGTTATTTTGCTAGCTCATTTAGTTTCTTAATATATCGTAATCATACACTTCTAAGATTTTGCAATCTTCTAAAATAGCTTCACCCGCATCTTGTCCTTTTGCGTGTTCGTAGCCTTCTACCAACAACAATGTTTTGCCTACATATAATCTTATCAGTTCTAATGCTTTTTCAATTTTGTCGATTGACTTAACTTTAATAACAGAAGTTCCATCGAGTTTTTGTTCAGAAGGTTCTTCGTCTGACCAATCAAAAGAGGCTTCCAATTTATCGCCTACTTGATATTCTTTTTCCTTGTACTCTATCCCATTTTCCTCAAACCAATATCTACAATTATCAGGCACTCTTAATCCTAAAGTTTTGTCTGTTTTATTTATATGTTTTTTAATATCATTAATTAATTTTTTTCTACTCATTGTTTTGCCCCTTCCCCTATCTTCCATCTTTATTATACATGCATGCATGTAATTTGTTTTTTCTTGATGTTAACTACATTATATAGATAGTAGAGCATTAACACAACATCTATATTTTAGCTTTAGAGCGGATTAAATTAGATTATAGCCGTCAAATCTCCATAATACTCTATTATTCTTAGTTATTTGAATTACTCATAATAAGTTATATTTTGCAATTAGCAAACTAACAGCATATAATAATAGTAGAGAATAAGGCAGGAAGTCCAGCAGAAAATTATTTCAGGTAAGCGATAACCTGAGAAGGTTTTTCTCTGACTCTTGCAGCAGAAAACTCAAAAGTTTTTTGCGGAAAGAGGAAGAACTTTTCTTTCTTTATATATTTCTTTCTTTTGAAATAGAGTTATATAGAGTTATTAAGATTATCTTATTAATATTAAGTAGGTGAAATTATGGCAAGACCTCCTAAATATACCCCTGAGGAATTAGAGGAAAAAATTCAAAGTTATTTTGATAAGAAGTTAGACCCTGAGAAAAAAATTAACTTCTGCAGCATTAGAGATTTGTGCGCTTTTTTGGAAATAGATAGGCAAACTTTCTATAATTACAGAAATAAGGCCAGTTATTCGGCAGTAACAAAAAAGGCAGAAAACACTATTTTGACTATTTGGGAGCAACAACTCTTTCTCCCTGGCCGAAATACCACCGGGGCTATTTTTTACCTCAAAAACTTTGGTGGAATGGCGGACCGGGTAGAGCATCAGCATCAGGTTAGCGGTCATATAGACCATAACAAGGTCCAGCAGCTGGAAGAATTGGATGATGATACCCTTCTACAGCTATCAAAGGCGGTAGATATGATTGAGCAACGGCAAAATGCTGTAGATGTTGAGGAAGTAGAGGAAGAATAGCCTATAATGAAGGTAATATATTCGTAAAATCTGTGTTTTACGAAGTTTTTCAGTCCAGCAATATAAATGAAGGAGGGGGGGAGGGGTGTCGGCATTCGCTCGCACATAATAATATATACCCCAAATAATCCTATGAAGTATTTCTAAAGGACTTTTTATGCAAAGTGGAGGTTTGAAATCACTCAAATATATATTTTTTAGCTTTTAAAAGGGGTGTATTTATATAGAATAGCCTTATAAAAGGGTTAACATAGGGAAATATACCTTTAAGCAGTAAAAAATCTTAAAAAATAGTGTATGAGGTGTTTTATATGGTTAAAAAAGATAAATTATATTCTTTAAGTAAAAAAGATTTTATTGTAGAAACTTTCAGAAGTGGAGGTAAGGGGGGGCAACATCAAAATACAACTAATTCTGGCTGTAGAATAAAGCACCCTGAAAGTGGGGCTATGGGGGAAGCTAGAGATAGCAGAAGTTTTCATCAAAATAAGAAAAAAGCTTTTATGAGAATGTATAAAAGTGATAAATTTCAAAATTGGCACAAGAAAAAAGTTGGTTTTGCATTACAGGGAATACAAAATTTTAAAAAAAAGATCGAAAAAGAAGTTGAGCAGGAAATGAAAGAGGAAAATTTAAAAATAGAAACTTATACACCTATAGGAAAATAGGAGGTTTGAGCAAGTGAAATACAATGGTATGGAAATAGTGTCAGATGGTAGTTTAGACAGTTCAGAGAAAGAAACAAGTATTAACTTTGATAGGAGGACAGTATCAGAGGACGGCACTATGGATATTTCTAGCTTTGACAGGATAGTGGTCGAGCATTTACTCCAATCTCCTAATTTTATTATAAAAAAGCTGCACTATTCCTATGTAGAGGACGATATATGTATAGTTGGTGTTGATGGCAAACTTCCTTTAGGCCATTTAAGGATAAAGCAGGATTGTAAGACTCCGAATAATGTTAGTTTTACACTTTCAAAGCAATTTTAAGGAGGTAAAATGGCAAAATATCGTAAAAAACCAG